GACGGTACATTGGAATCATAATAACACTACCCCTATCAAGGGGCGTGTCGAAAAGAACGTAAAATGTACTGCCATGACTCGTAAGACAAAGGTGTCAAACGACCTGGTAGAGAGATCTCCCGCTGAGCACGATGCTCGGCGAAATGTAGTAATGTGTTTACAAGTAGTAAGTGAAGTGTATAAGTTGTATGGTTGGAAAGGTAAGGAGGAAGCAAGAGTTATTGAAAACTCTGCCGATTTGCTTATGAACTATGTAGAGGAGCTGAAAGGAGATTGGATTAAGGTTATCAAGTATAAACTTGCCGTCTTCTTTTCATCCTTGATGGATAAACCGGAACCTACCTGTCCTTGGACAAGTGTAGGTGATATTCCGGATACCATCTTGGGTGGATCAGCGCGTACATGGTTGCGAACATTTCGGCATGATGCTCGTCGTCACTTTCACAGAAATACTCATTTGAGAAGTTTCTGCATGTCAGTGATTCAGAGTAAAAATGCTATGCCTAGACCTGGTCCAGCATACGTGTTAAAAAGTGTAGAAAGTACTGTTAAAGATCTAACGACTCCAGTTGCTTACGGACCCGAACCTGCTCCCGTTAAATTAATAAAGGAGTGGGCTGAGTTGGCAAGTATACCGGACTCGGTGACGAACGAATTGAGTGAATCGTCCATCAAAAAAGAGCTCAAAAGAACAGTTAGGGAAATCTTTGAAGGAACTGAGTTCCTTAACGAAGATCGATGGAAACCCTTCTTCCCCAGTACAAGTTCGAATTATATTAATAATCGAAAAGGTGCTGGCGCAGTAGGTACCATCCTTGAGAATAGTGAACTATTCCGGGATCTTCGGACCCCAAATGGAGTATTTCCAAACTTAACTGGTAACCACGAAGCTTATGGACGTGAAATGAAATCAAGACACGGATCAATCAAAGTTGTGAGAAAAAGAAACGAGGAAGAAAGAGGAGACGATGCAGCACCAAAGGAGTACTCCTATAGTACAAAAGTTCTTGAAGAAAGGTTCTCAATCCTATGGGAGAGAATGCTTGAAGAAGCTGTAAAGGAGAAAAAGTTGGTAAAGGCTGTCGGTTTGCCCGAGGCTCTCAAAGTGAGAACTATCTCGAAGGGCCCACCCTACACGTATTCTGTTCTGAAGTCTATACAGAAGAAGGTGCATGACATACTTCGGCAAGAAAAGACTTTCCAATTCATCGGTAAACCGAATGATGAGGAAGGCATTCTTAAAGCCCTTGGAAGGGCTTTGCCGGAAGGTCAAGCGTATCTCTCTGGAGACTACAAAGCAGCAACGGATAAGCTGAAGAGCTGGGTTTCGGAGACAATTGTCGAAGAACTCAGCGATATATGGGAGCTTAAGGAGGAGGAGCGTCAAATATTTTTAGACGCTCTCACCCATCATATCTTTGATACAAAGGATGGTGAACTCCAGCAAACCATGGGTCAGCTAATGGGTAGTATTGCCAGTTTTCCGATACTTTGTATCGCAAATGCAGCTCTCTGTAGGTGGGCAATGGAACTTGCAGACAAAAAAGTCTGGAAGCTTCGTGATGCCCCCCTTACAGTAAATGGTGATGATGTGGCTCTCAGATCAAACGCTAGCGTTTATAAATTCTGGAAGACTATCACGACCAAAGCTGGTTTGGAAGAAAGTGTGGGAAAGACATTTTTGTCTCGGGACTGGGTAATGATCAATTCGACCATGTATCAACGGGAACAACAGGTGTTTCAACTTGATTGTATTAACAAAAAAGGACAGCCAGTTGTAAGGGACTCATACCTCAGAGAGGTACCCTTCGTGAATATGGGATTGATGCTAGGGGAACAACGAAGTGGTTCGAGCACATTTGATCTTGATGATCTAAAATGTGGAATTACGTTCAGTTCGAGAGCGAAGGCGCTCATCGAAACATGCCCAGTCGGACTAAGGTCAGCAGTATATAAAAAACACTTACAAATTAACAGTGCTATGTATAAGGAAACACGTCTGCCCTGGTTTATGCCAGAGTGGATAGGTGGTTTAGGTTTACCCAGACTTGATCCAGAGTACCATGTGAACTCAAAAATTGATTATCACATGGCCACTCAGATCATAATGGATTGGAACAAAAAACACCCAGTAAGTCTGGCTGACCAGAACTTACCGTGGATGGTTAGGAGGGTAATACAAAAACATTTACCTGAAACGACTTTGACGAATTCCAAAGATGGAAGTGTCAGAGCGTTACAACAGGTAGAATCGATGTTAGCAATTAATTGCTTGTTTGATTCAAATGTAGTTTTGGAAACTCTCTATACTCCTAGTAAGGAGATAGAAACCTCAAAAGTCCGAATACGTTCGAACGCGCGCTTCTGGGACCCTTCAAAAAGTAGAAAGGTACCATACACTGTGGATGACGAATTCCTTTACGGAATGGAACGTTACGAGGGTCTTGCTATCATTAATGAAAGCGACACAAAAAGTGTCAAGATCCCCATAGCGCCCATGTCATACAGAGCGTACGTGCGTGATGTTAAAAAGAAAGAAAATGAGTACGAGTCTAATGATTTAGACTAGCGAGTACTCAAGATAAAAATAAATAAAGTAAAGTAAAGTAAAGTTTGTAGATAAATTAAAAGTTTGAAAAAATAACTGAAATATTTATAAATGAAAATGTAAACACAACGGCGGAACCCCTAGCTAGGGCGTTACCGTACATAAGGACGTTGTTTAACACTAATAGATAGAAGAGACTGGAATAAATTCCAGGGTCAGAAATGACCTAATCTACTTCTATCTGAACCGGACTTTATCTCCTCAGGGAGACCAAAAGTCACGAGTTCTTTAGTTAAAAACAACGTGCCGGGAGTGAGAAACAGGCCTGTTTCTCGCGGATGTTCTCTTTAAGACATCCGGGGTCGCGAAC